CCCCAAAGACCGAGGTGTCGTATTTGCCGTCAGCTGGCGGTTTGTGCTTGCCTTGAGCTATCTGCTTTCGCAGGTCTTGCCAGCTCTTGGCTATGCCCTCCAGGTCGGGTGAGGAATCGTCCCTTTTCCAGAAGTTCTCTGGCCACCAATCTGGACGCTCTAGTGGTGTATCGTCATCTTGCTCCTCGCGGTGCTCGATGTCTGAACTGCTTGGGCTCGCCTGCTGGCCTTGGTCTTCAGTAATTGATACCGAATCGAGTAGGCCAGCTTCTTGGCTTTCGCCGCTGGGCTCGTTTGCTTGCGTTTCCATTTACAGGCTCCTTGCCTTTTTGATCCGTGCTTCCAAGTCTCGCACCACGCTGTTCTGCCCTTCACGGTAGAAAGCGAATGAGGGATCGCTGCCCGGCACGGCAACGGGCTGCTCTAGTAGGGCAGCTCGTAACCACCCCATCAATTTCTGGCCATCTTCTGAGCCGAGCACACGCAGGCAGAGCTTGTTTAAATCTTCTACCGCCTGCTGCGCTCCACGGATATCTGTTGGTATGGCCTCTAGGTCTTCCCAGCCGCCAGACATCAGGTCATGCCACCAACCATCTGCTCAACCATCTCAGGGTTCTCCTGGGCCATCTGAGCTGCCTGCTCGGCCATCTCTTGCGCCTCGGCCATCTTCGCCTCGCGCTCGGCCCTGGTCATTCTGATGGACTGCGGAATGGCCAACTTCTCAGCAATCATGTCGAGCATATCCCCAACCTTGACTGCCATCTGACCCTCTGGGCCAGCCTGGGCTGCAATCTGAGCGTACTGGAGAATGTTGCTGACATCTTCCATGTTCTGGGCCATTGCCAGCGGAGCTACAGCAGATACCTTGATTTCCAGGCCGTTGACCCGCAGGGGCATTGTGATGATGCCGCGCTCGTCCATAACCTCAAGAATCTTAGTGACCACGGGAATCAAGGTCTCGTTGATCAACCGGCCAAAGGCCGATCCAAGGTTTTGCGAGAGCTCTTTCATCCGCTCAACCACCTCGGTAGCTGACCGGGCCGACATATTGTCCGGTGGCAAAGACTCGTCTAGCAAAATGCGTTTGATGTTTTGCACCAGGTCGTTGATCACCAGCTGCGACAGGTTGAAGTCACCAGCTCTCGGCAGGGCCTTGAGCGATTCACCTTGTGGCCCACCGTTACGCGCCACGGGAATAATGGCACCAGGGACAATCTTAATCGTTGCCGGGTTGAGTACGCCATCATCAGCTGCGGTGTAGACACCAGCAATTGATAGAGATGCATTTTTGAGCACCAGCTCTTTGACCTTATTTAAGGTCTTAATGTCTGGCATCGCGGTTATTACCGGGCCGCGCCCATAGATCTCGCCAGCCACCTTCATGTACCGGCTCACCACCCAGGGGCTAGTCTTTAGCCTGCGATAGACAATCTCTTGCTTGGTCTCTTTCTGGATAACGTGGTAGCAGTAGTCACCGCGCAGGTTATCAAAAACCGTGGCCTCTACGAACTCAAAGTCTTCCGTTGGCTTTGCCTCAATCTTGAGTTTTAGTTGGCCATCAATCTTGGCATCTCGCCATTGACGCTGGATTGATTCGCCTTTGATTCGCATACGGCGGTAGACGTTGTCCACCTGGCCATTGGCACCCTCTTCAAATGCCACAAGGTACTGCGGCACCGGCACAAAGTTTAGCGGGTTAACGTCATCTCCAGGCTGCACCATCATTACGGCTGTGCCAATAGAGAGATCTAGCAAGAACTCGCCCATAGCAATGTCAAAGTTTGACTGCTTGAGCGTGGCAAATAGTTTCTCGGTGTAGATGTCGAGCGCAGCTTGTGCCTCGCCCCTGCGATCATCGGGAATGTCTGCGCCTGGTTCAAGCCTTGCCCACTTACGTTGCGGTGGGAAGATTCCTGATTGTAGGCGGTTAGCAAATCGCTGGGTGGAGTTGATCGCCGTGGAATCAAACACCCGATTCATTTTCTTTGCGCCGCCAACTTTGCCCTCGTAGTACCCGTCATAGAGGTTGCGCTGTGGAAGCGCAAACTCGTAGGCATCCTCATAGAGGTCGCGGAAATCATCCTTCTTTCGTAACGCCATGTCGTGCCGCTTGAGCACATCCTCTGGCGATAGTCTCATCATCTCAGCCATTTTGTTTAGTCCTTTTTGTGCCTTTGCGCGAAATTACGGGCCGCTTCTTTGCTGCCGAAACCCCACGCTTTGAGGGCGAGCTTGAGGCGGGTGGGTCTACCTTTTTCGTCCGTGAGAGGCCCAGCCATTCCACCAAATCGCGCAGCAAAGCTAACACGCCTCGGGTTCGTTCCAGACTTGACCGGGGATTTGAGGTTGCTGCCTTCTTTGTTCTTGAAGTATTTGCGGCCTGCTTCATTTAGTCCACCTTCTGGGTTTTGATATTTTTTCTGAACCATTATTCGTACCAATCCAAAACTAGCTCTGCTTCGTGCGACTGTGAATTTACGTTGGTTAATCTAAAAAGATAAGTAGTCAAAGGTTTTAAAACAAACTCGGCAGTAAAACCTTCGCCACCAGTACCGGTACCTCCAGCACCGCTGGCAACAAACTCCCCAAAGATTTCCGTTCCAAGAGAAGTCACGGTTGGCGTATGCACAGCAGCTGCCGCGCTAGTTGTTGTAAGCACTCTGTTGCGGCGGTGAACTGTTAATGCAGTACCGCCAGATGTAGTTGGGGCTTCGTAAATATAAAACTCTGATGCCCCGCCGCTTTGATATGTGAACACACAATGCGGGGCATACCCAGCTGGCCAAGCAAGTGCTATATCCAAATTTCCGTTGACCGATAAAGGGGAGCTCTTTGTAAATGTTTTGTAAACGTAAAACGCCCTGCCTTCATGCAGTCGTAAGTGGTTTACCTCAATAACAGGGAATGGCCGGTCAGATGACGTTAGATAAGTAACGCCATCCTTATCAATGTAGGTCGGAGTTACGAACCTAGACTTTGTGGTAAACGATTCTTGCTGAACCTGTATGGCCATTATTTCTTAGGCTTCATTGCGGTTTTAGCTGCCTTCTTAAATGCATCGGCAGTTGGTGCGCCTGGTGCGCCAGGCTTACGCATCTTCTCGCCAGAGCCCTCGGCTATCCGCTCACGCTTTTTATGGATATTGGCATAGAGGCCGGGTTTCATTTTTTCTTTGCCATCCCAGCTTCAGACATGGCAATGGCCACAGCCTGCTTTTGTGATTTGACAACAGGGCCGCCTTTGCCTGAGTGCAACTTTCCTTTGGAGTATTCACGCATCACGGTAGCGACCTTCTTTTGCATCTTGTCTTTATTTGGCATTGTGGTTTCCTTTACATTGGCCCAACACCGAGCGTTGATTGGCCAACGCCCTGTTCTGGTGTTAAACGCTGTTCAGATAGCAAAGCTCTTCCACCACGGCGAGCGCGGCGGCGAGCTGCTATTGTTTCATCAGCAGCTGCGGATGCAGACTTTGCCGGGGTGGGGGGGACGTAAGGCTCTATTACTTTTTTAACATCCCCACCTTTTACTAATTTTTCAACACCTCTTGTTATTGCGCCCATAATTAAGCCACCTCCGTGTTAGATGAACCTAGTGTCTGAATACCCTGCTCTGGCATTAAACGCGTACTCGATAACAACATCCGAGAACCACCGCGTAATCTGGCCATGCGCTTTGATGCAGCCTGCTCGCCAAGTTCTCTTTTTTCTTCCTCGGCCTGTATCTTGAGACGCGCATTTTCTTTGCGGGTCTCTTCGATAGCTCGCTCTTGTGCGCTGGTGTCTGGTCTTTTAAACATTCCGCTCATGCTTTACCTCGCCATTAAAAAGTAATCTACGCCATCCGTTCCGTACTTTCGCATCAAACACTCTTCGTTAAACCCAACCGCTGATGCCCATTTGTACGCCCGTGTATCCGTAGATCTAACGGTTATCTGTGTTCGATGCAATCCCATAGATATCGCAGAGATATCTAATACCTGCTTTGCGCTCTTGGTAAACGTGACCGGCATTGATCTCATAACGTCATCTGCCACTAACCACGCCTCGGCAACGCCCTTCCAGATTGAAACAAACCCAAAGATAGCTGCCGGCTGGTTGTAAACGAAAGCGGTAACAGCTGCGCCCATCTGTTCCTGTTGGTCAAAGACCTCGATGGCTTCTTCTCGATTGGCCACAACCAGCACTTCTTCGGACTTGATATCTATCCTGGTAGCGTGGTGTTTGTGAAAGGGCATAAAGAACAGCCCAGTTCTTCTGCGCTGGTCGTTGAGTTTCTCAGCGAGTTGTAAAGACATCAAAGTCGGCATTGACCACCGTTTGAGCTATCTGTGTGTTTTGGGCAAAAGCACTCTTAGTCATGCGCCGGTGTTCGCCGCCGCCAAGCAGCAGATATCCGAATGCGTCACCAACGTGTGAGTGTTCGTTTTTGTTTGGGCTATCTCTGAATCTTTCCTGACCTGCGCCAACCGATACGCGTTTAAAATGATATCCACCGGCTAATGATTTTCGGAGGAGCTTGCATTGCGTATTGACAATCAATCCAGGTTTGCCGTTTA